TATACCTCCCTTGAGGGGAAGCGATATCAATACCTAGACCGCGCTCGTTCTTCATCAAAACTCACACTACCGTATGTATGCCCAGACGAAGGCTTCGGAGCACATAGCCGTTTGGACACTCCCTTTCAAGGCGTTGGGGCAAGAGGAGTAAACAACCTCGCTTCAAAATTACTGTTGGCACTTCTACCTCCCAACGCCCCCTTTTTCCGCCTCGCAGTGGACGAATATGGACTACAGCAAGAAGGCGCTCCACCTGAGCTAGTCACAGAGATTGAGAAGTCTCTACAGCAGGTCGAAGAGTCCTTCATGGAGGAAGTCAGTAGAGGTACATACCGTACCGCACTACACGAAGCTATTAAGCAACTCATCATCACTGGTAACGCTTTACTATACGTCCCTGACGATGGTGGCGTAAGAGTGTTCCACCTTGACCGCTTCTGTGTTGAGCGTGACCCAATGGGTAATGTTCTATACATCTGCACCAAGGAATCCCTAAGCTACATGAGCCTCACTGAGGAAATGAAAGAAGTAGCAGGGGCTAACGAAGGCGGCTCTGACGACGAAGTACAATTATACACAGCAGTCTGTCGTAAAGATAAGGGCTGGAAAGTCTGGCAGGAAATAAACGGCAACGTTATTCCTAAGTCTGAAGGCTTCTATGGGCTAGACAAGAATCCATTTATCCCTCTGCGTTTTACACGTATTGACGGTGAGGACTACGGACGTGGTTATGTTGAGGAATACCTCGGTGACCTACAGTCCCTTGAGTCCCTCACACAAGCTATTGTGGAAGGTTCTGCCGCCGCCTCTAAGGTTCTATTCCTAGTTAACCCTAACGGCACAACCAGAGCTAAGACACTAGCCGAGAGTCCCAACGGTGCAATCACACAGGGCAACGCTCAGGATGTCACCACCCTACAGGTAAATAAGTTTAACGACTTCCGTGTGGCACAGGAGACAATCGAAACAATCAAAGACCGCCTAGGGCACGCCTTCCTTCTTACCAGTGGTACTGTACGCCAAGCTGAGCGTGTTACCGCTGAAGAGATACGTATGTTAGGTATGGAGTTAGAGTCTGCCCTCGGTGGTCTCTACTCTCTTCTAAGCAGTGAAATGCAACTTCCATTGGTCAATCGTCTAATGGAGGTAATGAATAAGAAGGGTAAGTTACCTAAGATTCCTAAGGACGTTGTGAAGCCCATCATCATTACAGGTGTTGAAGCTTTAGGACGTGGTAATGATTTACAGAAACTAGACCTGTTCCTAGCTGGAGCCGCCCAAGTGGTAGGCCCCGAAGCTATAGCGCAGTTCGTCAAGGTTTCAGAATACTTTAAACGGAGGGCAATCTCCCTCGGTATCAAAACCGATGGGCTGGTTAAGTCCGAAGAAGAAATGGCAATGGAGTCTCAGCAAATGCAACAAATGCAAATGGCTGAGAAGTTAGGCCCCGCTGGTATTAAAGCGATGTCTGACCAATCCCTTGCCCAACAACAACCAACAAGCGAGCAAATAGATGGCTAATTACCAATCAGTAACAGTACAAGAACATACCGAGGAAGAAAATGTCTCCCTCGAAAAGCAAGCCGCAATGCAAGAAGAAGCGGCTGAGCAACGTAATCAATCAATCAAGTCTAACACCGAAGAGCCCCAAGAGGAAGTCCAAGAGGAAGCCTCAGAGGAACGCCCAGAGTGGTTAGATGAGAAGTTTGAGTCCCCAGAGGACTTGGCAAAAGCCTATAACGAACTTCAGAAGAAACAATCATCCAAGCAATCCAAAGCTAAGAAAGACGACGCCCCTGCCGAAGAAGAAGCAAGCGTTAGTCTGAACTCCTCCGTACAAAAAGCTACCGAAGAGTTTGCTGAGTCTGGTGTTCTTACTGACAAGACCTTCATTGAGCTAGAGAAAGCAGGACTACCCCGTAGTTTCGTAGAAGCTTACATAGCGGGTCAAGAGAGCATGAGTACGTCACAAGCCTTAGACATACAGAACGAAGTAGGAGGCAACGCTAACTACAACGCTATGTCCGACTGGGCTTCAGAAAACTTATCTGATGGTGACTTAGATGGCTTCAACAGCATCGTAGAAAGCGGCTCAATAGACCAAGCTAAGATGGCTGTTAAAGGTCTCTATGCTCAGTTCATCTCTGCTGGTGGTCAGCCCCCTGAGTTATCTCAAGGTGGTACTAGCGGTTCCTCTGTTAAACCTTTCGGGTCAGCGGCTCAGGTAACTGAAGCTATGCGTGACCCGCGTTATTCATCAGACCCAGCGTTCCGTGACAACGTAGAGAAACGATTAGCGGTCTCCAACGTCCTTTAAACTATGTCTATAGAATTATTATCCATGCTGGGAGGCGGTATTACTGGCTTCCTAATGCGTCTCATATCGTCTCAAGCGGAGGCTCAAGGCAGAGCCTTAGATGCTATGCTCCAGAAACAGGAGATGGCTGACAAGTCTGCTGAAGCCGCCGCAGGGCGTGGAGGTGTGTGGGTAAGACGTGTGATTGCAGTGAGTATATTGTTCGCTGTTATCGTTGCTCCTTTTATCTTGTCTTTCTTCCAAGTGCCTATTGCCTTGGAGAACAGTTCAAGTGGAGGGCTCTTTTCCTTAATATTTGGTCAAAATAATGAATACATTAACGTCGACGGTTTCGTCCTTCTACCAGAAGTGCGTCAAGGTATGCTTGCTTTGCTTAGCTTTTACTTTGGCTCCTCTATGGTTAAACGCTAGCAATGAAAATAAAGTTATATCATTACACGAGTTCGTTCGGCTCATCCCTCTATGGGAAGTTCCGTACGGCAGTCGCCCGACTATTGTTGGAGACGGAGGTCTTGCTTATGGGGTGTACCAAATCCATCAAGTTATGGTGGACGACTACAATCGTATCACGGGCAGTAAAGTTTCGCACAGTGTTGCGTTCGACCCTGACTTCAGCTTCGTCATCGCTTTTAAAGTTCTGGAACACTATTCAGCGCATATTAGAGGATGCGGAGAAGAAGTAACCATCAATCACCTACTGTTCATCTGGAACGGAGGCGGGAGTGCATGGAAGCGAGTAAGCAATCCTAAAGATGATTTGAAACAAGACAATCTACTTCGGTATAAACGCCGAGCAATCCCAATAATAAAAAAATACATAAATGGCAAAGAGAAAAGGCGTCAGCCTAAGGAAAGAGCATAAGTCTAAGAGTGGAGGTCTCTCCAAGAAAGGCAGAGACTACTACAATCGTAAGACTGGTTCTAACCTCAAAGCCCCACAGCCCAAAGGCGGTGCAAGGAAGCGTTCCTTCTGTGCTCGCATGAGTGGAGTAAAGGGGCCTATGAAAGATTCCAAAGGTAGACCGACCCGTAAAGCTCTAGCCCTTCGTAAATGGAAATGTTAATATGAGCCTATACAGAAACATAAATCGTCGCCGTAAACTCGGCATCTCCCGTAGCAAAAAGAAGTCTACGGTGAGCGATAAAGCCTATTCTAATATGAAGAAGGGCTTTCCTAAAAAGAAGAAATAACTTTCGTCCCTAAGCTAGTAGTAGCGTAAGGCCCTTTGAGGAGGATAACCTTAGACAAGCAAACCCTGCCCACGGACACCTCAAACCCTCAATACTAATCCAAATAAGGAAATAAACTAATATGGCTAATGGCAATACAAGTCCCTCTCGTTTAGGGCAAGTAAATGCTTCAGGTGATGTAAATGCGTTATTCCTGAAGGTGTTCTCTGGTGAAATCCTAACTACGTTCGAAGAACAGAACGTGATGAAGGATTTGCACATGGTTCGCACCATTCAGAATGGCAAATCTGCACAATTCCCTGTTACTGGTATCGCAAGCGCGAAATACCACACTGCTGGCGAGAATATCGCTGACGGTGCTAACAGCTACCTGTCTGCAATCAAACACGCTGAGCGCGTCATCTCTATTGACGACGTACTCATCTCATCAACGTTCATCGCAAACATCGACGAACTAAAGAACCACTACGACGTCCGTAGCATCTACGCTAAGGAACTCGGTAAGGCACTCGCAAAACGTTTCGACATCGCTACGATGAAGACTCTTGCCGCCGCCGCTCGTGGTACTTCAGAAATCGGTGGAGAAGATGGCACTATTCTTGGTGCTTCGACATCGTTGTTCTCAACAACCGCAACCGCAGGTGAACTTATCGACGCTCTCTATGGCGTTGCTGAGTCTCTCGACAGTAAGGATGTAAGCGACGAAGGTCGTTTCGCTATCCTGAGCCCTGCTGACTACTACACCCTTATCACAGCAGACAGCAGTGCAATTACCACTTCAGGTATGAGCCCTGCTTCCAACCGTGACTTCGGTGGTGTTGGTAACATCGCAACTGGTACAATCAGCCAAGTCGCTGGTATCAATCTTGTAAAGAGCAACCACCTCTCTGCCATTAAGGTCGCTGAGGCTTCTCAAGACCAAGATGACGATGGTGTCAACAATGCTCCATTCGGCGCTGGTAACGGCACTGGCTACAATGCTGACCTTTCTGCTACCCGCATCCTTGCAGGTACTAAGGAAGCTATCGGTACAGTCAAGCTCCTCGACCTCGCTACAGAGTCCGAGTACCAAATCGAACGTCAAGGTACGTTGTTCGTTGCTAAGTATGCAATGGGACACGGCGTCTTGCGTCCTGAGTGTGCTGTAGAAGTACGCTAAATTAATTCTGAGCCCCCATTGGTTAATTCCTTTGGGGGCTCTTTTTTATTTACCTTAACTAGAAAAAAATATTATGGCAGATTTTACAAACACAGGCACAGCGAATAACCCAGAGGACTGGTTTACTTCAGCTTACAATTTTAGCAATAATTTAATAACCCTTAGCCTCGCTGATGCAAAAACAGCTACAGGTGTAACCAACGATGACTTACACGAAACAACTGGAGACGCTCGTTCGGTTTATCTCGCGGTAGCAGAGGCACTATTTGACGCCTACGATGCTAAGGACGATTCCGCAGACACAACTTCAGGTAGACTTAAGATGACAAAAAGTCAGGCTGTGCAGAATGTCGCTGGAACCACCACTGAGGATATTCGTTACACAACTTATACAATTCACGTTCAGGAACACGGGGAGGCTTCAGGTGGCACTAGCTTTACCGCTCCCTCATTTACCTCCACAGGCGTTCGCGCTGAGTAACCCCAATGAT